GGGCTTGAGCCCGGCTGTCGTCGGATCGATGATCTTGTCTACGGTCGTCGGCTTGCTGTACGGGTCTTTGCCGCCCTTGCCGCCGCCACCACCGCCCTTGCCTTTGCCACCGCCCGTGTCGGTCGGGGTCTTGGTCGTGCCGTCGCCGAGATCGGGCGGGGGCTTGGTCGGGTCTTGGACGTAGCCTTCGGTCGCCGCCGACGTGTCGTAGGCTCCGGAGCCCGTGGCAGCGCGCCTTCGCTGCCGGTAGCCCACAGAGCCGCCGCCCGTGTTGCCAAGGCTCATCGCCGCATCTCCCGAAGCGGGCAGCCTTAGCACCGCCGTCAAGGTCCGTCAAGCGGCGGCGGCGTACTCGATTGGGTCGTAATCGGTTATCGCCTGATTGCGATCCCCGCCTTTCTGCGTGTGCAATTGGCTGTCACGTCTAGGCACCTTGACGCCGAAGGTCAGTACCAGTGCATCGGCACGATCTGGACTGGACAGTCCCGTCCGGGACTTCATGGCCTCTTTGGCTTCCATCTTGATTTTCTGTTCGAAGCGATCCAGCGTGTACTGGATGCTGTATAGCTGTTGCGCCAATAGTGGATCGTCGTGAATGCAGCCTTCCTTGACCAGCCAATCGCGGCACAGGGACCATAGCTCGTCTCGCTTGCGGTAGTAGTGCTCCTGTTCGTTGGCCACCGCGCCGGGATGCACTTCGACCACGCGGATGTGGTAGATGTCCCGCAGTACGTCGATGACGCCAGCGCCAACGCCTGTGCTCTCAATGACGATGGCGTCCGGCTTCGTGATCATGTACTGGTCACGGATGACGGCGGCTAGCTTGGCCGTGGACAGTCCCTTAAAAAACAAGTTTTTTCGGGACCGACCGTCCCGTCCTTGACGCCACGCTATCACGCTCTCGTCATCGCCGAAGCGCGCCACGTCTACGCCCATGATGATCGCAGCCCCACTGTCGTGACGTAGCTCACGCGTTTGCGCCGTCTCTACCGTCTCGCGTGATATGAACTCGTTGTACGCTTGGCTTGGGAATTGCCCGTAGACGCGGACCTTTGCCTCGTCACTGTCTGCTCCGTAGATACGGATGATATCTGCAATGGCGTTCTTATTGGTGTGCGTGACCTCTCGGCTATCGATGAACTCAATATCGTACATATCGGCATGCTTGTCGAAGCAATCGGCGAACTCGCCAACGGGTTGGCTAGGGTTCCCAAATACGCAAAAGAACGCTTCACCATCTGTTGTTGCCCCCTGTGCAACTTCCCATACTTTGGCGTGAATGCCACTTGCTTCGTCGAACAGTATGAGCACCGTCCCGCGCTCATTGTGCAGCCCGGCAAATGCCTCTGTGTTGTCCGGGCTCACCGTCGTGGCATTGATCATATAGTTCTTCCGCTCTGCCTCCGGTGAGAGCTTGAAGTAATAGCTGGTCGCTGTCCATTCAAACCAGCGTTTGAACAGGAACATCCTATGCCACTTGGCTAGTTCAGGCCACGTCTTCGTCTCTAGCTGGCTCTGCGTATTGGCCGTGACGACACCACGGGTGTTCGCGCGTGTTGCCATCAGGAAGTGGATTATCCACGCAACCAGCGTGCTCTTGCCTACACCGTGACCCGATGATCGTGCCCCACGCCAGACGAGCGGTTGCAGGCCAATGGCTATGCGGTCGTCGTTTTCTTGGATGTGCTTGCCGAGTTTAAGCAGATAACGTTTCTGCCATGCCTCTGGACCGAACTTCTCCGCGAGGGGGTTATACGTCCCGTCTGGTAAAGTAGGCTCTGACCACGGGTACGAACTCATGACAAACCCGTAAGGGTCTGCCCTGAACGTTGCCGCAAATTCGGCTAGCTGTGCGTCAGTGGATGCTTGCCGAAGCATTCGTCACTCGCGTGTTGTTCGCCTGTTCCTCGCGCGTCGCCCACCGGCAATTGTCCGGTTCATACCATCCGTTATTATCGATGCGGTCTATCGTGTGTTCCGGCGTTGGCTTACGCCCCATGTCGAGAAGGAAATTGGTATAGTCGTACCAGCGTGCGCATATCTCTATTCCCCGTCCGCCGTAGTACTTGTAGAACTGATTGTTTGGATTGTCGCACCGCTGTTTCATGGCTTGCCATGTCCGGTACTCGACACTACCAGCGTCCCCGTGTATGGGCTTGCCCCCCTTTAGAAACTCGGGCGGTGGTTTACGGTTGCGCTTTAGGCAGCCACACGACAAGGCACTGTTGACGCTCTGTAGCGCTGCGACTGGCTTCATGACTTCCTCGCCGCAGTCACAACGCCATATCCACGTGCGCTCTCCGCGCATGTTGACGCCTATGTACTCCTGCGCCACTAGCAGCCCGAAACGCCTGCCCTGCGTCTCGCGGATGTGGTTGGTGGGGTCTTTCAATCGCCGCATGATCCGCCTATCCTCCGGGATCGTCTCACGAAAGGCCAGCCCATGTCCAGTACCAAGCAAGTTTTGGCGGTAATCGAACAGTTGCGCACAGGCGCAGCCATGACACTGTCCGAAGCCCTGCGGGCTGTCGGGATCAGCGTACCGACGTTTCGTCGTGCCATGGCTAGTACGCCTGAGCTAGTCGAGCTATATGACGAAGCCTTGCAGGAGAGCTATGACCTACTCGCGGAGAAGCTAGTCCATGTGGACGAGTACTATCCAGACGCCAAGATGGCCAATGCGGTCAGCACCAACATTCGTTGGTTCCTTTCGCGCCGGAAGCCATCCACGTATGGCGAGCATAGCACCATTGAGCATAGGATCACGGCCGATAAGGATGTCCTTGAAGCCCTATTGCGCGCCAAGGCTAGGGCTCAGAGCATAGAGTACACCGCGCCACCAGCCCTTCCGCACCCAACGCGAGCCGAAGCAACAGCCGAAGCGCGGTCGGGCTACCTTGCGCTCAGGGACGCTATCCGCAATAGGGACATTACGGACATTGAGCCAGACGAGGACGATACGGACATTTCAGTGCTACTCTGACGTAGTGTCCTTGTAGGTGCGGACAGCAGTGATGCTAATAACAAATTTGTAGAATTTTCGCAGAATTTGTGGGGACGATTAGCGGCATCGGCAGGAAATTGCGGGCGCGCGGCGCAAGCGCCCCCCGCCCCCCTGCCCGCGCGCCGTGCGAAAAGCATGCTTCCAGCCCGTGCGCGTGCATAGCTAGTCACGCGTGCTCATGTGTGGGTAGGAATGTGGGTACGCTCATACACACATTGTGAATGTGCAGTCATATCAATGGGTTATGCGCATAGTATGGCGGACAGTGTATCCGCCATAGTGCGCCATATGCATGGGCAGAATGGCCGTATTGTGCCATTGTGCTAGCACGCGTGGTCGAATGCCATCCGCATAAGCCACAGGTGCATGTGACCCATGTCCCAAGCGCACATGCCAGTCAGCCACAGCGTCCCATTGCCTTCCTACTGTCAGCCGCGCTAGTGGCCATACCCAATAGAACGATAAGCACGATAAGCCATAGCGTGGCTGTTAGTGAGCTTCGCTGTAAGGTCGGTTCGATTTGAGCTTTAAGCCCGTCGCGTGACTGCCATAGCTGCCTAGCCTAACGGGGGTATCCCCTAAAGGGATTTACCCCCTAGTTAGGCGTCTATGGCATGCGGGGTATGGCAAGTATTCGCAGAGTATAAATCGAGTTAGGCACGGCTCATTGCACAATTGTGGCAAAGTATTGAGCCTTGTTAGCACGATTGTGCTTAGTGTATTCGTTGGGCATAGCCTATGCCCAACGTGCCATATCAGACTGTACTAGGACGTTGCTCACGCGTGCTAATTGGGCATACTTGCATGCCCAACGCCGCCCGGTATGACAATCGTGAGGAAAATCAATAGCTTGACCTTTCGTGTAAGGCTAGCAGCGCTGTTTTACTGTTAGCACGCGTGTAACAATGGCGGAAAACCGCCATTTCGGGCGGGTGCGACATGGGTGCGACAATGAATGCCTTGACCCATGTCCGATATCGTGCCATTGATCGATTGTCGAAACAAAGGAACACGAACATGAGAATTACCAACGGACCTTTCACCACAGTCTTAGTTGCGCGTGTCGGAGACCGCGTAGAATTAGCGCCGCACCTTGATAGATGGATGATGGGCGACAGAATGGGAACTGTTGTTCGCTACGTTACGCTTGCATATCGCTATGACCCGCGCACGGGAACTGAAAAGCCATATTGGCGCAAGAGCGAGCCGGAATATAGCGGAGCAATTCGCGTCAAGTTAGACGTTTCTGGTAAGACCGTGACGTTGCGAGCCGATGGCATTGGTCGCGTAATCCGTGACTGGCAATAGGTGCGCTATGAACATCAATTCCATCTCAGACTTCCGCCGCGCCGTGCGGAATGGTCCGTATGCATGGCCCGGCGGTTATCCCTGTTATTGGGTGATGGCCGATGGCGAAGCCGTGGCATTCCATGTCGCTAAGAGCGAACGACGCAACATGCTTGAAGCACTCAAAGATCGCGCCATTCGTCCGCAGGATGGCTGGCTTCCTGTCGCGCTAGAAATCAATTGGGAAGACGGGGAACTGTACTGCGCTCATACGAATGAGCGCATTCCGAGCGCATATGCGGAAGACTGAATTGCAGACCATATGTCCCTACGGGGGCATATGTGCGGCAATTCCGCCGATAAGAGGGTAACGAGCATGCCATACGCAATCAAGTTTGAAGGTCGAACCTTCACGCCAGAAGGCGAGCGAGCCATTGACGATGTGAACAGCCATAACGCGGCAATCGAAGCCAATGAACTGACCATATGGGCGGCAAAGCCAGAATGCTTCGCTGGTTACGTGACCAATGGTAATTTCACGACGTTCCTAGGAACGGCAATTGGACGCGTCATCAAGGCTAGCGTGTACCGAAACAATTTCGGTAAACGCCTAAGAGCCGTGACTATCGCTGGCAACAATGGCGCGCTATACCATGGCCGGTATGGCGTTGATTGGGGCGATTTGGTCCGCGTCAAGCGTAGCAAGGGGAAGTGACATGGCAAAGCCGACCACGCGCCTAACGGCTATCGAAGCCACAGCGCCTAGCCATTGGGCATCCTATTTTATCAATGGCGATGCCAGCGGCCTATACGAAGACGAGCTAGCGGCCGCAGATGCGTTCCTTGACCGTATGGGAATGGGAATGCCGGTCGATTGCCGCGACGCCGGATGCTTTTGCACCATGCACGATGCATGGAACGAAATGCCATTAGCGGCCGATTGTCAGACGTACGTCTGGCTTGTCGAAACTGACATTGAAGAAGGAGAATGAGACAATGGAAAAGATTGGTGCAATGAACGTCGATGCGTTTCTTAACGGCTATGTGGAATGCGCCCTGTGGTCTTCCACGGATGAAAGCAACGAAGCCGGTGGCGAGCCATTCGACGCCAATTACAGCAACGAAGACGTGGCGCCGGAAACGCTCGCTCGCATGCGCGAGGATTGCGTAGACTTCATTCGCGCGAACTATGCCGATCTAATCGAAGCCACGGTGCGCGATGACTATAGCGACGGAAGGGCAGGGCATGATTTCTGGTTGACCAGAAACCACCATGGCGCGGGCTATTGGGACCGTGGCCTAGGTGACGTTGGCGAGAGACTGACAAGGGCAAGCCATGCCTATGGTGAGTGCGATTTGTACCTAGGCGATGA